GGGGTTCCGGTGCGCTCCGTCGTGGGCGCGCACGCTGCCGGACGGGACCGTGTCGCGCCAGCGGTTCGATCCGTTCGAGGCGGCCTCGGTGCTGCGCGGCGCCTACGCGGACGCGGCCACCGTCGAGGGTGTGCGGGCCGAGCAGACGCTCGTCCGGCCGCACCTGGCGCGGGCCCGGCTGACGCTGGCGGACTGGCCGATCCCGGCCGCGTAGGGTGCCCCGATGACCTTCCCCTCACGGACGACATCACGACGAGCGGCCACGCTCGCGGGCCTCGCGCTGGCGGGCCTGCTGATCAACGGCGCGCCTGCCTACGCGGCGCCAGGCGACGCGGGTAACCGCGACTGGGGCAAGGTGTCGAGCAATCTCGCGCAGCTCGACACGGACCACTCGACGGCCCCGGACGGCACCGAGGCCAACGGCGGAGCGCACGGGCAGCACTCGCGATCGACCACCGCGGCCAACATCAACGGGGGCTTTGCCTCCGATGACAACGCGTTCGGGATCACTTTCAACGAGCGCGAGGAGGGCGAGACGAACAACGGCCGGTCCGGGGTCGGCAACGTGACCCGGGACGTGCACAACGCCGACCCGGGCGACGGCGGGAACGGGGTGCACGCGGTGAACAACGCGAACCTGTCGAGCACCCTCGATCCGGTCACCGGTCGGCTCACCGAGGCCGCGGGCGGGGACGCGCCGGACTTCTCCGACGAGCTGTTGGAGGGCACGTCCGCCGACAACGGTTGATCTCCCGTTTCCTCTGCTGGATGGGGTGGCACCGGCCGACAGGTTCGTACGGGACCGACGGTCTCAGCCTCACGTCGACGTGCCGCCGGTGCAATAAGATGATCATGCAGGACTCGTCCGGCGCATGGTTCTGAGAAGGGGCATCGTCACTTCTGACGATGCCCCTTCCCATGCGCGATCTTTGACAGGGCCGTGTCAGCGGCCCTAATCTCGCCCCGATTCCCGGTTCCCCGGCGAACGCATGGCACGGCTTCCCGCTCGCGCGTGACGCGACCTCGGCACCCCGGCCCCGCTCGATCTCGGCAGCCCGGTCCCTTGATCCCTGCCCCCTTGACCGGGAGTGCCTGCCATGTTCGTACGTCTATTCCTGCTGGCCACAACCCTCGCGATGCACCGTCGGGCGCCCGGCGGGTCGGCCGTACTCACCCGGCGGCGCGAGGAGTTCCGCACCATTCACGAGCGCGCCCGGGGCGTCGTCGAGGCCGCAGCGTCGGCCGAGAACGGCCAGGGTCGCGACCTCACCGAGGCCGAGGCGGCAGCCGTCGCGGCCGACCGGGAGCGCGCCGAGGCGCTCTCCGCGGAGATCGAGCAGCTCGTCGAGGACGAGCTACGGGCCGCCCGCGTGGCGGCCGGGTACGCGTCGATCGGCGCACCCGCCGACGCGCCCGAGAACGCAGCCGGGCCCAACGGTGGTGAGGGCGAGGGCGAGGGGCACGAGCGCTCCGAGCACACGACGTCCGGCACCACCGCGCAGGATCGCGACCCGGGGCATTACCGCTCCGTCGTGCAGGGCGGGGAGCACTCATTCTTCACCGACCTCGTCCGGGCCCGGGAGGGCGACGAGGACGCGGCCACCCGGCTGCACGAGCACAACCGCGCGCTGTCCACGACCGTGTCCGGCGCGGGCATCGTGCCGCCCCGGTGGCTCACCGAGGAGTACGAGGCGCTGGCCCGGCAGGGACGCGTCCTCGCCGAGATGGTGCGCCACATCCCGATCAGCAACCCGGCCCCGATGACGCTGCCCCGGCAGACCACCGGAACCGACGGGGTGATCGCGGAGCAGGCGACGGAGAACACGCACCCGGCCGAGACGGACGCGTTCGCGACCACCACGGACGTCGTGACTCCCAAGCCGACCAGCGGCATCCAGGTCGTCTCCCGGCAGATGATCGACTCCACCAACCCGGCGGCCGACGCGCTGATCTACGGCGACATGCTGTCGGTCTACAACCGCAAGGTTGAGGACAAGGTCAGTGCGGCGCTGGTCGCGGCAGCCGGGACGGCCGTCGCGACCCTGGCCAGTGACGCTGTCGACTTCACCGCGGCCAAGGCCGAGGACGCGATCACCGATGCGGCGATCAGCGTGTGGAACGCGCGCAAGCTGCCCGCGGACGTGGTCGCCATGCGGGTGAGCCGGTGGGGCCGGTTCATGAAGTTCCGCGACACCGCGGGGCGGCGCCTGTTCCCGGCCGAGGCCGAACTCGTGAACGTCTCGGGCCGCGGGTCGGTCACCGTCCCGGGTTCGGTCGGCGGGCTCGGCGTGGCGGTCTCCGATGGCCTGGGAATCGGTGGCGTCACCTATCCGGAGAACATTCTCGTCCTGCGTTCCGCGGACACGATCCTTTTCGAGGGGACCGTCCTGCGATTCCGTTACGAGGAGGTCGCGGGCCCGGAATCCGTCAAGCTCGGTGTTTGGGCCTACACCGCCGTCATTGTGCGGCAGGCGGCCAACTCCGTCCGTCGCGTGCAGATCACGGCCGCGTGAGCGGGGAGGAAGCGGAGAAATGGCAGACGAGACCAGCACCAGCGCAGCGGCCCCCACGTCCGCAGCGTCCACAACGTCCGCACCGGATTCCGAGTCCGGCACCGCGGCCAAGTCGACAGGCGCCGGAACCACCGGCACCGCCACCACGAGCGCTCAGACGGCCGACAGCGGGTCCGGGGCCAAGGCCGAGCCCGGACAGGCGGGGGCGGCCACGGCGGCGCCCACGGGCGGCGCTGGGCCCGAGGGTGGCCCGGTCCCGGGCGACCCGTCCACCGAGCCGGTTGCCACGGCGGCGCAGAGCCACGTCGTGGGCCGGGTCGGGCCGCCGAGCATCGCGCAGGACAGCGACGCGCCCTGGCACGCGCCCGAGGGCGTAGGGCAGATCAAGCCGAGCACGGTGCTGGACGCCAGCACGGTGATCGAGGGTGGGAACATCCCGAGTGCGGGCCTCCCGGCCGAACTCGGCGCGGGCCCCTACGGCGGGGACACCCCGGCCGACGACAAGCCGAGTGCGATCGGCAAGACGACCCCGGGCACCGAGCAGCCGAGCGGCGTCGAGCTGCCCGCGAACACGCCACTCCCGGGCGACAAGGCGTCCGCGTCCTCGCTCACGGGCAGTGGTGCCGATAGCACGGCTACCAAGAGCGACGACAAGGGGTCCGCGTCCACATCGTCGGGCTCGTCCGGTACGTCTGGGACCGACCAGACATCGACGACGTCGGGCCCATCGGGCTCGCCCACCCTCCCCTCCGAGGGTTCGGCGTCGTCCAGCGCGCCCGGGTCCGGCGGTACCACCGAGACGGCGGACTCGGGCGGCACCAAGGCCGGTCCCGCAACGGACCCGGTCGAGTCGTCCGGAACGTCCGAGCCTGACGGCTCGGCCGGGTCTTCCAAGTAGGGCGCGCCGGTCATGCCGTGGGCGCCGGATTACGCGACCGTCGACGAGATCCGCGACTTGATCCGCATCGATGATGCTGCGGACGATGCGGTGATCGAGGCGGCGCTCTCCGGCGCCTCGCGGGCGATCGACTACGCGTGCGACGGGCGGCCGGGGTTCACCCGGCAGTTCGGCCGGACCGACATCGACGAAGATCGTTGGTTCACCCCGTCGAGGCGCGGCTACTCGGCGCCCTGGCGTGATCAGTGGGTGGCGATCACCGACGACATCGCGGACCCGGCCGGGGCGCTCGCGGTGTCGGCCGACCTGACCGGGGACGGGACCTACGTCGTGATCACCGGCTGCACCGTGCTGCCGCGCAACGCGACGGCCAAGGGTGAGCCGGGGACCTCGATCTTGTTCTACGGCAGCTCGATGCCGGTCCCGCCGATCATCGCGGAGTCGGTCAAGGTCTCCGCCGAGTGGGGCTGGCCAGCGGTGCCCGGCCCGATCCATGAGGCGTGCCTCCTCCAGACGTCGCGGCTGATCAGTCGTCGGGACGCGCCGTTCGGGGTGGCCGGGTCGCCCGAGGTCGGCTCAGAGGTGCGCCTGCTGGCGCGGCTCGATCCCGACGTCGAGCAGCTCGTGCGGCCCTACGTCCGCAAGGTCGGGACGGTGCTGGAGTGAAGCTCACCGACGCCATGAACGATCTTGGGGAAGCGCTCAAGACGATTCCCGGGCTGCGGGTCAAGCCGTACAACGAGCAGCGGGTCATGGCACCGATGGCCATGGTTTCCCTGCCCCGGGTCTATTCCTACGATGCGACATTCCAGCGCGGGTCCGACGATATCGAGATCCCGATCGTGGTCATGGTCGGCCGGATCGATGCCGAGGCGTCCCGGAATGCCATCGGCCCCTATGTCGACCCGCACGGTACGCAGTCGATCAAGCTGGCCATTGAGAAGTACCAATCGAATGTGTGGGACATCGCCCACGTACTGGATGTGCAATTCCTCGTCATGGTTGTGTCGAGCGTCGAATACCTGACAGCGACATTCCGGGTTCGCGTCGTCGGCTCGGGAAGGGGATAGACCGATGGCATTCGTTCACGGTAAGGGCGTCGTGATCTCGGTCGGGGCCGAGGATATGTCCGCGTTCGGCACCTCGTGTGAATACGAGCTGAAAGCCGATGCGCACGATGTGACCACGTTCGGCCAGGACTACAAGGTCTTTTCCGGTGGTCTCAAGGAATCCACCATGAAGATCGAGGGCAACTACGACAGCACGGCCAGCTCCGGTCCCGCGGCCGTGATCGAGCCCCTCGTGGGCGAGGTCTCAGAGCTGGTCTACCAGCCGGAGGGCGCGGGCTCAGGGAAGCCGCTGCGCACCTTCGACGCGGTGTGCACGAGCTACGTCGAGACGGCCCCGGTGGCAGACATGATCAAGTTCACCGCACAGTTCCAGGGCTCGGGGGCGGTGGCGGTCACCGCCGGTACGTGACCCGTTGACATCCGCCTGTCAACTACTCGGACGGAGAAAACGAATGGATGAGGAATACCGGCCGGAGACCGCGGAAACCGGCCCAGGGAACGGCAGCGTGACCACGATCGGCGACATCGACCCGGGGCAGGTCGTCGACAAGGCGGCGCTGTTGTCCGGGACGGGGGCGGCGTTCGTCCTGACCGACGTCCCCGTTCCGGGGTTCGGCGTGGTCAAGATCAAACCATTGTCCCGGGCCCAGGCCATGAGTGTCTACGGCCGGGATCTCGACGCGGCCGAGATGGAGCAGGTGCTCGTGTCCTATGCCGCGGTAGAGCCGACGTTCACCCGGAAAGAGGTCGCCCGCTGGCAGGCGGTCGACGTGGCGGGCGGTGCCCTGCTGAAACTGGTCAACACCATTCTGGAGATCTCCGGAATGGAGATCGGCACCGGTAAGGCGGCTTACCGTCGATTTCGAGACGGAGCCTGACTGGGAGTTCGCGTTCACCCTGGCCAAGGAACTCGGCATGACCGTGGCGGATCTCCTCACGCGGATGAGTAATAGGGAGTTCGTAGAGTGGACGATCTACTACGGCCGACGGATGCAGGAGGCGCAGCTCGCGGCAGTCAGCCAGAGATGATCGGCACGGGGGTGATCCCCCGTGGCCCTCGGGCGTGATCGTGATCTCGATGTCGAGGTCGACGGCATCCCCTACGTGCTCGGCTGCCTCACGGCGCTCGATCAGGCCAGTGATCGCCAGCTCGACGATGTGATCAAGGACTCGGCCGAGACGGTGGCCGGGCGCACCCGGGCGGCCATGCCGGTCGGTCCGATGGAACACGGGCACGCGCGCAGCTCCGTCGAGGTGGTGCGCACCGAGGGCCTCGCGGCCACCGTCACCGAGGGCTCGGCCCGCTATCCCTACGTCGGATGGCTGGAGTTCGGCGGGCACGTCGGGCGGCGCCACGCGGTGGCCCGGCAGTGGATTCCGCGCGGCCGGTACTTGTTCCCCTCGCTGTCCACGGTCCGGCCGGGGCTTGAGCCGCGCATGCACGAGGCGCTGCGCGCGGCGGCCCGGGAGTCGGGCTGGGACCCGGACGGGTGATCTAGATGGCGATCGCAGGCGGGCCCACCGTCACGCTCCGATTCAAGGGCGACACTGACGATCTTCACCGGGCGATCGCAGGTATCCGGACCGCGGTCGGCGGGCTGGCCACCATGGGCGTCGGGCTCGGCGCCACGGTGGGCGCGCTCGGCGCGGTCGGCGCGGCGGCCTCGGCCGTGGTCGTCTCGGTGGCGGCCATCCCGGCGGCCTTCCTCGGGATCGGCATCGCGGCGGCGGCCCAGACGGAGGAGGTCAAGACTCGCTTCACCGCGATGAAAGATCATGTTGTCGCGGAAGTGACCCGGCTGGCGGCCCCCATCCAGGCCGAACTCCTGCGCACCGCGGACTCGATCGAGGCGGCCTTTAACCGGATCGCCCCCTCGCTCGGGCGGATCTTCGAGATGTCCGCGCCGCACCTCAAGCTCTTTACCGACGGGATGATCTCGCTCGTCGAGCGGGCGATGCCCGGGTTCGAGACGGCCATCTCGAACGCGACACCGCTCGTCGAGGTGTTCTCCCGCGGGCTCGGCACCCTCGGGGAGGGGATCGGCGGATTCTTCGCTGCCCTGTCCGAGGGGACCCCCGGCGCGGTGCAGGGCATGGATGCCCTGTTCACCCTGACCAAGGATCTGTTGATCTACCTTGGCCAGCTCTCCGCCAACCTGGCCAACGTCCTGGGCCCGGCGTTCGCAGAGCTAGAGCCCTCGCTCATGGCGGTTGTGCGGGCGCTCGGTGACGGCCTCCTGCGGGTCGC